GGATTACTATGATGTGGTTGCTTATACCGGGCCAGTTGAAGATGATTGGGAAGACATTTTCATTAAATTGAGTGATATACAGAAGAAAATGGCTAGCCCCGATGATGTTAGCACATCGGACGTATTATTAGTTCTCGTAACGTTTACTAAGTTGTGGACTGCTATCGAATCCCCTAATATTTGGCAGGTAGTCTATGCGGACGGTACAGAAGATGCATCTGAGGCGTGGTTACCATGCTTTGAGGACAGTGACCGAATAAAATATCTGGTGCTTAAAAAAAGTGGGGCTGAAATTTTCCGAATGTACCGAACGGACCAAACAACAACGAGCGATTCAATAGTTACTACATTTATAATACCGTCTGGGTCTGCCAATGGAGAGATTGATCAAGCGGTTTTGGTGGGTGGGGATACTGCAACAATTACCCCCGGAACCGGCATCGAAGTAGAAACTCATTCTTTCATATATACTAAAAACTCACTGGAAAGTTTACAACTACAGTTTACAAGCAATAAGTGGAGTTGATAATTTGTACACTAAGACTTCCTGGCACGAGCACTCGATGACGGAATCTGCCAAAAATGCCGCACTGACCAATCTAGAGTGTATTTATGATGAGGCGGTTTCTTACATAAATAGCATCGCCCACGCCGAGCGATATTATACAAAAACTGAGTGCGATGCGAAGTACATAACGGCTGCTAATGATGGTTCTGGGTCCGGGGTTATTTGTGAAAAGCTGGATGGACTTACGGCCCAACAGATACTTGATGCTGGTATAGATACTGGCACAATTTGTATTTGGAGTGGGTCAGAAGCCTCTATTCCGGCTGGATGGTATCTATGTAATGGGTTAAATGGTACTCCAAACCTTAGAAATCGATTTGTTATAGCGGTGGGTGATGATCATGCATATGGGACTACAGGTGGAGCTAGTCACAAAACTCTATCTGCGGCGTCTATTGCCGTTGGAACTCACGCAATAACCGCCGATGAATTGCCCTCCCATTACCATTCATATATCGATGATTATAAAGGGGATTCGGGTGGTGCTTATGGTGTATTTTCTCACTATGGCACATCTTATGATGTCGATTCTGCGACCACTGAAGTTGCATCAACGCCCCACGGCCATAGTGGATCATATTTTACTGGTGGAAATACCGACGTCAGGCCCAAATTTTATGCACTTTGTTTTATAATGAAAGGATGATAAAAATGGCATATACAAAATTTCATGATCCCTGGGAAACAACTCATTATTTGTCGGGCAGAGCATTCAATCATATTGAGTCGCAATGGGATGAGATAAAAGAGGATGCTGACGAACATAATCACGATACCCAACATTATACTAAGACTTCGAGTGATTTAGACTTTTTTACCACCTCATACTACACTGGATTTGATGCGGATAAACTGGATGGTTCTCATTATACTGATATCATAAATGCGGGTTTACCAGTCGGTGCTATAGTACTATGGCATGGCGATTCAGATACTATTCCTACTGGGTGGTATATATGCAATGGGCAGACAATAGGAGCAGTTACAACCCCCGACTTGCGTCAACGATTCATAGTGGGCGCGGGTACTACTTATAATGTTGGCGACACAGGGGGCGCAACCTCAACCTCAGTTACGGCATCATTCTCGGTTACTGCTCATGCTATAACGGCTGATGAGATGCCAATTCACACCCACACTTGGCAAGATCATACAAACGGACTTGCCGGATTAAGCTACTCATCTATTCCTTCAACAGGCCCACTTGGAACCGCATTAACGATGAATCGTACTACTGGATATGCGGGCGGGGGTCTGGGTCATACTCATACTGGAAACACCATAACCTTCAATGATATAGCATACGAGCCATACTACTATTCTCTTTATTATATAATGAAGGTGACATAATGGGATACATAAAAAATTATACCACCTGGACGAGCGCCAACAAAATAACCACAACCGAATTAAATAACTTTGAAACTCAATATAGCGAATCATCCTCTCATCTATCATCTCATGTTCATACAGATGATTATTATACAAAAAGTGAAATGCTTGCTAAATTCTGGGGAGTTGATAATGATGGAAGTGGGTCGGGTGCGGATGCCGATTTGATCTATTATTCGGGTGGTAACCTCCACATAGGAGATTTTGATGGGTTGAGTGTTCCGACTGGCCTAATCATAATGTGGTCGGGGGAAACGGTTCCTGATGGTTGGCACCTATGTGATGGTACGTCTGGCACGGTGGACCTCCGCGATAGGTTTGTGGTTGGCGCAGGCACTGGCTCAGATTACAATGTGGGAGATACTGGAAGTGGTACTCACACCATAGTGGGAGCGGTTACAATATCGGGGCACTCTCTTTCAGCCGCAGAAATAGCAGGCCATCAACATTCAATGCAAGATAGATCTTCACGGCCTAATTCTGGTGGATGTGGATATAATTCGGAAGGCAGTGGTTCACAGCATCCATCTGCATATTACAATGTTGATAACACTGGAAACAGCGATATTGGAAAAGCTACCGCCGATCCCCACACTCATTCATCAAGTTTTTCAAGTGACCCGTTCACGATAACTCCGATGTATTACTCACTCAAATTCATACAAAAAATTGCATCGTGATCTAGAACTGTAGCATGTCCTACAAGCCACTTTATAGACCCGTAGCGAGACTTTCATAGTTATGGAAGAATTATGTATTGGAACGTGGAGAAAGTCGAGCTATGGGCAAATTAGACCATAATAAAAGAGATGTTGAAGATAAGTGGAGTAAGTATTTACTTACCCCATGAACTCTGCGATCTTCTTGTTAACTGCATCCTCCTCGGTCACTACTCCATCCCATGATTTATCAACTGCGTGGGTGGGTTTGGTAAGTGATAGATTTTCGGCGTATGGATCACTGCCGTTCATGCCCAAAAATACCGCGTTCTTCCTGGCAACTACGTCCTGCTCAGCTACATACCCGAATGGCGTTCCATCAACTGCGCGAACCGGCTTATCCCCATCGCTCCAATTTAGCTCGGGGCTGTGTGGCCCATCGCTAAAGTTGATAACATTGGTGGAAAAGATATTCTTAACGTTATCGGCATAAGACTTGGAATCGTCCCAACCACCAAACCCAACCGCCATACCTACCATCATAAAGATGGTTACCATTGCACCAATTTTCCCGTTCATTAATATCCCTTAAAAATATTTATGTCCATTTGAAGGCTATATAATCTTCTGTCTACTTCTTTTCTTTCCAATTTTAAAGTTTCAATTTGGCGATGAATCTCCTGCCAACTTGGTCCATCCTTAACGAGATTTTTCTCGTCTTTATCCCCGTTTAGTGCTTCAATCATGTCATCGATTGCACATAGGCGGTCAAACAGATCGTTCCACTTATCATGCATATCTTCCAAGCTCGGGCCATCATCATCCCATTTTGTTCTGTAGGTAATAGTTCTCACCTCAACTACCTATATAGAAAAGCATATATATAAAGATGACGCTAGGTAAAATAGAAGGTATAATAATGAACGATGAACAATTTGAGTTAGATTGGCCCACAATAGACAAGATTGGTGGATGGCTTGCAAAGGAAGAGGCCCGCGTTTTGTATATCATCGCGAGCGAGGTAACCGGCCCGATTGTTGAGATTGGAGCATGGAAAGGCAGATCAACTGCGACCCTGGGATTTGCATCGCGAAACAACCCAGCCCACCCCCTAATATATACTGTTGACCCGTTTACAGGCTCCAAAGAACATCGCGAACTTGATCCCCACTGTAATACGTGGGACGAGTTTAGAGAAAATATAGAATCCCTCCACATGTTTGATATTGTGCGCCCTTACCAGATGACCTCGAAAGAGGCATATGAGAAGCATTTTGGGGCGATTGGGATGTTGTTTATAGACGGCTCCCATGAGTATGAAGATGTAAAGTACGATTTTGTTCATTGGGGTAGTAATGTGGTAAAGGGCGGTTGGATCTGCATGCATGATTACCATTGGTCCGGCCCAAATCGTGTAGCTAAAGAACTTGTTATGGATAACCCCAGGTATAGAGTTCCGCCCGCAACATGGGGCGACTTATTTCCTATACAGGTAGTGAGCTGATGGATTTACTTGACGAAATACAGGGCGACCCGGAATTTATGACTGATACAAGCGAATCTTCTGAGATCGCGAGTTTATCATTCAGGCTCAGCAAGATGTACATGGAGCATGAAGCACTCCTCCTCATACTAAGAGCAAAGAAAGTAATAACCGAGGATGAATACCAGAAAGCTATCCATCATATTGTAGAAGAAACTAAGCAACTTGAGGAAACTGTCGAGATTGATGGGGAGTATTTAAAAAATGTTGATGAGAGGTTTAGAAATAAAATATGATATCGCCTTATGGCGATATCTACCATCTAGACAAATTTATCGGTACTTGTGCATGTTTCAGGGTGAGGAAACAAGTTTGTAGGCCATCTCCAACGTTTAGCATGTGTGGAACTATCTGATCGTTCCACCACTTGTTGTTAACAAATCCTTGCATTAGTAAGCTATGTTCATATTTATTGAGGAATGCAGGCCACGATCTGACGTTATTTCCATATATACCGAATGTGGAGTCTGCTACTAGCACCCCTTTAAATCTACTTATATTTATATCGTTTATATTATGAGTATGCATTCGCTGTTGTAACAGTTTTACGGGAGAGGTTGGCTTGATATCCCCATACTGCGCGGTACTGAATCGATGTGTCTTAGAAGTTGTATAGATTGCTTCTATACCATTTTTATCCATTGTATCTACAATTTCGTCATCCAATATTTCAGTATATGGATGGAACTCGTGCACCTGATTCAATGTCATATCATCAATATCAATTGAAGATTTCAGCACATTAAATATATTCTTTATTGCTCTTATATCTTCAGGTACTTTTGTTCCATGTGCTAATTTAAAGTTGTCGCATACTGGAAATTTGATGGTTGCCCGGTTTGCATTGGTGCTATTAGGCGTTATTTCTATGCCGTCTGATACAATTTTCTCTTTTGTTCCAAGATCAGAGCTACTATATATAATAGATCCATGTATGTAGGATACCTGCATATTTGGATTGAGTCTACTCTGAAGTTTGATACTGGTCGCCATATCCATATTTCTAACATAGTCCTTTGGGAACTCAACAAGTTTATTACTCATCTGCAATCACCTTTCTCTTTGCGTTTGTTTCATCTATAGCTGCTTGGGTTTTATCATGCGCGATCTTAGCAGCGTCTTCTATACTCATTCCACAACATTGTAATTTTAGGTCGGTACATCCACAATTGGGACAGAATAGTTTGTCAAGCATTCCACGTATTACCAACCAATTGTTATAATTCCAGAACATTGCTTGATTACGTTTTCCTTCTTCTGTGGATTCTTCCTCCCAAGCTGGTTTTTCACTTAACAATTCCAATGCATGCTCTACTTTCTGACTAACAGTTTGTTTTATTGCTTCTACACCACCATTTTCAACGATCTTGGTTTGTTCTTCTTTTGATGGCACAATACGTACAAAATCGTCAGCCGCCTTTGCAGACAACTCGCCTTTACTCATTAATTCTTTTACTTCGGGTGCGCCATTTTTATGTACCGCGTGAACTCTATATACCGTGGCAGGACTAACTCCCGCCTTCTCTGCAATCTTTACTGCTACCTTTTTAGTAGTTTCACCGGTAGGTATCCCTGGGAGACTCACCGGTGCAAATTTACCTGTTGCTGGATCTTGTGTTTGAGTTGCCTTCTGTGCTGCTTTGGCCTCCTCTTCCATTTTGATCTTTTCTTCTAAAGGAATCATTTGCTCTACAATTTCTACTAATTGAGCTGCTGATAGATTGCGTTGCTCGGTTTGTCGGTGGAGTGTATACAGAATTGCCTTGTCAAGCGATTCAAACGATTTTACTACATAGCTAGGCTCAATTCCTAATTCGCGACAGATCTTATATCTATGATGTCCATCGACTATAGTATCTGGATATTCCTTCCACAATACAATAGGTTTTGCCTCATCATATCCCTGCGTCTGAATACTGGTCTTGAGCTTTTCAAATTCCATGCCCGACAATGGTGGTAGACATTTTTCCAGTTCCGGGTTTATCTTATATTCTTTCATCGATTCACTCTTCTTTATAGCTTGCTATAATCTCATCTACTGTTCGACTAACCGACTTCAGGTTATGATATTTCTTGTATGCTATACGTCTAGCTTTATCTATCGATTCCTGTGATAGATAAAATGATGCATGTACTGTATCCATTTGCTCACCAATATAGCTATAATGCTTGTATGGTATATAAAAATTTCGGTTAGTAACTTGTCTCGGGCCGTAAGCTATATATGCTCATAAGGCGATATCATATTTACGGGGAAATCCCCAGGTGAGTAATAAGATGTTTAACGCTACGGTAAATATGGGTGGCTCCCGAATGGAGCCTGGTACAGATTATGTTGCAACTATTATGGATATAGTGCCTATGAAGGCCGTTATCCAGTATCCCAAGGAGCTGAGGTGGGATGCAGTTAACAAGAAGATGAGGACTGTCTCAGATCTATCTAATGATGAGAGGGCTGTGTTTGAGAACACGCCCATTGAGCCAATGATGAGCCAGGGTAAACCCGTTCTAAATAAGGATGGTAGCCCTGTAATGAAGCCAAAGGCCGTTGATCAGATTAGGTTTGTGTTCCAGTTTGATGAGACGGGCACGACTACTGGTCAGTTCGATTTCGTGTTCCAGATGTATGATGGATTCCGGGCCAACAATAAGTTTAAGACGTTTGTGAAGAATGCGACAGGCCAGGATATTAGTGATATGACTGGTATGCTTAAGCTTGGCAATCTGTTCCCGGAGGGTTCTAAGTATGTTATCAGGACCAAGGATGAGCTTCGCGATGGGAAGTGGGTATCTTATGACCCGGACAGCATTAGACCTTACAAGGATGGTATGGTGCTCAAGACTAAGGATGCAGGATCTACAACTACAGTAACCGAGGAAGAGGTTCTTGAGTTTCTGAGGGGGCTTGTCAACGAGAGTGGTGGGCCAATTAATCCTTTGGCTGCTCTTTCGAGGGGCACAGACAAGTTTGGCGCGTCCTACTCAGATGTATATAGGGCGCTAAAAGATAGCGGAAAAATCGTTATTGATGGTGGAAAACTCACCGTGGGATAGGATCGGCGAAGGTGAATCTACCTTCGCCAGTTTTTTTATCAAACAATATTATTTGAAAATTATTATATAAATGGTGATATAAATGGTAGACGATGAATTTGATCTGGGGGTGGAGCGCATTAAATTGGCGTTCTCGGGCGCGCCCAATAGCGGTAAATCGCACATGGGTGCATTATTTGTGAAAACATTTGGTGGTATGTTTGTAGATTTTGGAAAGCCTATACAGGTATCAAATTTTACATCGGCGGCGAAGTACTATGATGCTCTTAAAGGTCACGCATTGACTCCCTGCCGACATGTGGGCCTCAACAAATACCAATACAGGTTTATCAATAAATGGGCTGATTTTCAGGCCATAGTGGACAACTCAGAGATGATCAGGGACTCCATAAAAACCATCGACAATCATATCCCCTGGATAATCCTGGACGACAGCGAAGGATTTAGAAGTCTGTGTGCAATGTGGTGCTCATCAGAAAATGGTCACAAGATGCCCAACAAAAACGATTATAGTATGGCAACTTCTATAACACGAACGGTACTTGGCACCCTCGAAATGAACTTTAATATTATTATGGTGTGCCAGGTAAAAGACAAATATGATGGGGAGGGTAATAACCTCGGAGTCACAACGCCCGCATTTTATCCGCCCAATCTAGAGCACATCGCGAACGCTTCAATCTATATGGATTATATAGAAGATGAAGAAACGGGTAATATACGACCTCTTCATACGGTCCGATCCATCAAAGATGTGTGGGTATGTAATAAAAATGTTCCAAAGGAGATTAAGTATAAAGATCCTCTAAAGGTATCGCCCATAGAAATGTTGGAGCAACTGCAATTTGACAAAGCGCAGTGGTAGCCATGATACGTATTGATACTAGGGAACCCACCGACGATATCATGAACATAATAGGACGCAATAAAGATCTGTTAAAACATGCTGAGCAGTTCGCCCTCCAAAAATTGAACCTGGGCGACTATCTTATTGAGCGGAAGGATGGATCAACGTTATTGGTGGAGCGAAAGACGGTAGCGGACTTCTGTAATAGCGTATATAAGGCATCTGGGAATGGTAGTCTGGCTAGTAAGCTTATGAGGATGCGCACTGTTGCAGATGAGGCGATCCTCCTCATAGAGGGTTCATACAAACGCTCAAGCGATACAAAGGTCCATACTTATGCGGGGCGATTTGGCCTTCCATATTCGGTATATAAAAGATACCAACTTCACCGACAGCAAGATGGGTGCAGATATCTCAACACCAACGACTTAGAAGAAACCCTTCATCTGCTGTTGGTGCTTCATGATGATCCGGGGGGATCGCCTGCTCTCAAAGCAACAAGTTGGGAACAATTTATTATGTTGCTCCCTAATATTGGTCGCAAGCGGTTTGAAAAAATTAAAAAAAAGTATGAAAGTCCGGTCGATGCCTTCTTACACATTGATGAGTGGGCGACTGGACTACCTCTAGACAGGTGGTGAAAATGTCAAGAAAATATGTAATACCCAGTCTGGTTACTGGCGAATTGATGGATAAAAAGGTGTACATGATATTGGATACACAGACCGGACTATTTGCTAAGCGGGGCAGTGTACCAACTTTCACAACGATGCATAATGGCAAAGTTTGGTCATCAATAAGTAGGCTACGCTCTCACCTTAATTACATGTTGTTAAAACGGGGCCATCGATATGATGATACTTGCGTAGTTGTTAAGTTTGGGATTGAGAATTTCGAGGATATTAATGCCTACTTAGCAGAAATTGATGATTTGCTTTGTGGGGATGATGAAGAGGAAACCAACGATGAAATTTAGATGTGCGGGTATTCATGATGTTTTGGATGGGGGAATCGGGGCGGGCCTCGGCATATTTTTTCAGGGCTGCTCTATCCATTGTGACGGTTGTCAAAACCCCGACCTCCAATCCCATAATGGCGGCTACGAAGCCAACACCGACACAGTAATACGCCTATTAGAGCGGTTTGATTATTACAGTTCGGTGGTATTTTTGGGTGGGGAGCCAACCGAGCAAGAAGCCGCAGTATTAGATATTGCTGCCCGGACATCTCTACCATGTGTACTCTTCACCGGCAAACTATATAACACATTAAGTACAGAGCTAAAGCAACTCATGTATATGGTGATAGATGGGCCATATATGGCCCACATGAAAACGGGTGGATTTCCAGCATCATCCAACCAAAACATCTATATCGAGGGAGTGAAACAATGAGGATACATCAAACGTTTGACCCAGAATTTGACAAATTATATAATAATTATTGCAAAAAATACCCAGAACTAATGAAGTGTGAGGGAATTGATCGGTCCCAATTAGATCTAGGTGTGATGTCCAAAAGATATTTTACCGAAGATATAACTGAAGTCTCTATAGATACCAATGCTAATGCCAACGAAGATCGATGCCCCAACAATTATACAGCCGAAATCACAAAAGGTATGATGAAGCTGGAAGGATATTATCTACTTTGGCACTACGCCCGAAAAAGGTTCGATCTAGAGCGCGCCAATGAGCTTATAGAGGCTATTTGGAAGGGCGATGTGTATTTTCATGATGCCAGCGGGCCAGGCATCCAAATGGCCTACTGCTACGCATTTTCTACCAACATGATAATGCATGAAGGTCGCCCGTATGGACAACTCCATAGTTTGCCTCCAAAAAGAGCAGATAGTTTTTTGGCACAATGCGCTGAAATCACTATGGATCTGTCCCAAGAGTTTGCTGGGGCAATAGCACCTTCCGACATATTGGTAAATTATGCATGGTATGCGCAAAAAGAAAATCTATCAGATTTTTCAATAATTAACGATTTTCAAAAATTTGTGCACATCGTGAATAATAAGTTTAGAGTATCTTCACAATCACCCTTTACTAATATCAGTCTATTTGATCGGCCAAATCTAGAAAAGGTATTTGAACACTATACATATCCCGATGGCTCCAAAGTAGACATCGAATGTGTTATAAAATTGGAAAAGATGTTTGGAGATTGGTTTAGTAAAGGCGATCCTGATACTAACCTCCCATATAGATTCCCCATAGTTACATTAAATATATCAAAGAATGAAAACGGCGAAATCACTGATCAAGATTTCTTAGATTGGGCATCAAAAGTAAACCTTAATACTGGGTGTTTTAACATTTATGTGAATATCGGATCAAAAATAGCATCATGTTGCAGACTTGTAAATGATGTAGAACGTATGCAATATCGGGCAGATACCTTTGGTAATGGAGGTCTTTCAATCGGATCGCACAGGGTAGTAACCATAAACCTACCAAGAATTGCAGAACGTTGTACAGACATAGACCATTTCGAAAATATACTACACCAAAAATGTGATATTGCTAGAGATCTCCTATTAGTCCATCGATATGAAATATTGAGGCGCAGAATTGACCAGGGATTTCTAAAATTCTTCAACCCCCTCAAATGGTTCTCTCTAGACCATCTATTCTCCACCATTGGCATAATTGGAGTATACGAGATGAATAAATTCATGGGGATTGATATAACAAGCCGAAATGGAATAGAGTTTACAACGGACGTTTTAAATAAGATCGAAGAACTAGCTGTATCATATAGTAAAGAAAATAAATGCTCGTTTAATGTGGAGGAGATACCAGGCGAATCTGTGGCAATTAAATTCTGTCAAAAAGATAATATTATGTTCGGCGAAAATGAGTTCGGATTCAAGTTGTATTCCAATCAATATATACCGTTGATTGAGGATGCATTAATTCCCGAGAGAATCCAGCTCACCGGGCAATTCCAAGATATTCTCAGCGGGGGCGGCATTCTCCACATCAATATGCAGGACCAAATCAAAGATCCCGCCGATATGAAGCACCTAATTGAGTATTCAGTCAAAAACGGTGTTAGTCACTTCGCAGTTAACTACGGATTTGGAAAATGCGAAAATGGTCATACTACCGTCTGTGGAAACTCTAATATCTGCGCGATTTGTGGGGCACCAATAACCGACCATTATACTCGAATTGTTGGGTATTTCACACATGTAGATAGTTGGAACTCTACCCGGCGCGAATTTGAGTTTCCCCGACGAGTATTTGGAGAACTACAATGAGCCAAGAATTGATAGATTTATACGGTATGGATCTTACCGTATATTTCTTTTACACGATATTAAATAGCTCGCCCGATGCATACAACGAATCACTCGCCCAGCATAACAATATCATGTGGGAGCACAGTTTCATAACTTCTGGGGTAGTAAGATGGATGGATAAGAATGTCGGATATTTTTAAGATCAACGCCCACGCTTGCATTCAATGCAACCCAAAAACCGGGTTCTATGAATCCATAGATGTCACCGCCGTAGTAGATGAAATCCGAAAACATTTGCATATTGTGACGGTGCTAGAAACCGACGAAATGTTACAATATGTAAACGGTATATATATTAAGGGGGCAGAAAAGTATCTATCAAGTATAGTTGTTCACAATTTGCGGGAACTGCGCGATTGGAAGGGCCGCCCAATGTATAATAATAAGGTGATGAATGAGATTCTGTCCCAATTTAAATACCTAACATATGTTGAGACGAAGGAATTTGACGCTAACATCGATATAATTAATATGAAGAATGGGTTATATAATTGGCGCACAGGCGAGTTCTTCCCCCACACTCCCGCCTACCTATCGCGAATACAAATTCCAGTTGCCTATGATCCCAATGCAACCTGTGAAATCCTTGACGAGATGATAAGAGATATTATTCAGCCGCAGGATTATATAAAAATACTAGAATTAATAGCGTATTGTTATTATAGGAGGTACGACATCCAGAAAGCCTTTATTTTGTATGGGCCGCGCCGGACAGGAAAAAGCACATTCCTCTCCATGCTGGGCAACATGATCGGGGATGACAATTTCTCCTCTGTATCTTTTAACGATATAGGAAACCCTAATAAAAAGTTCTTGGTGGCAGAGTTATACGGTAAGATGGTCAATATGTGTGGGGAGTTGGATGGCGGGGTCATCGAAAAAGTCAGCACTTTCAACAATCTCACCAGCAATTACGACAACATCCAGGTAGAAAAGAAGTATAAAGATCCGTTTAAATTTGTGAATTTTGCGAAGCTTGTGTGGGCTACAAACTCCCTCGCCAAGGTGTTTGAGAAGTCCAACAACGGGTTTTATCGTCGAGTTGAGCTAATACTTTTTATCAATGAGTTTAAGGCGTGTGACTACGATCAGGCCCGTCTAGACGCAATCCACAACCCTACCCAACTTTCCGGCCTATTCAACAAATGCATCAAGTTGCTGCCGGGGCTATTAGAACGCCACACTTTCACCAACGAATGTACCGAGGACGATATTATAGAATCCTACCGGGCGATATCTGACCCCATCCAAAGCTTCGCGACAG